GTACAATCAAGTCAATAGAAACTGAATTGACAATTAAGAATCTGTCATGGTCTAAAGATTTAGAGCATTGTATCAAAGGTATAGGTCTATCAGACAGAAGCCTCAAACACTTACGGCAGTTTGGTGAATCTCGCTCAATCTCCCTACAGAAAGCATGTTTGCTTTGGGATAAGGCAGAGATGACTTTGAAAATGCTAGATGAGCATGAAGATGTATGGGGTGAAGAAGAGCAACAAGCGTGGGCTTCGGCTATGCGTGATAGAAGTGATGCACGTAAGATGTGGCGCACTGCTCTATTCCAATCTGATAAACTCTCTAAGTCACAGCAAAATCACTTGAGTTATGTAAGTGAGCAATTACTAACTAAAGGACCTATGCACATAAAAGACCTTCAAACTGATATGAATGAAGAAGGTATGTTAAGCAAATCTTTCACATCTAGCAAGTTCGCTTCACTTCTGAACATGTACGGTGAAGAATACGACATCATGAAGGGGACTAAAAAGGGAACTTATGTTCGATTATCTAACGAAGGTTTAGTTCTCAAAGATGTGTGGTCCTACGGCGCTGGTTTCCTAGATGCTGACGGTTACATAACTATCACAGAAAGAGGAGAGCCACGAGCAGGTATGATTGCTACTGGTGAGAGGGGTCGTGTTCATTGTGAAGACCTCTACAAAACTATGGACTGTGGTGTTTTACAGTTAGACAACAAAGTTCACAAGAACTCTAATCGTAGTCAACATAGACTTCAATTCTACTCTAAAGCAGACCTTCGTAAGTTCTTAGGTGGTGTGTTACCACATCTAAAAATGAAAGATACACAAGCAAAAGCAGTTCTTGCTTTCATTGACGAGAAAGACCCTGTACGTAAGGAAGAGTTAAAGCGACTGGTGCGTTACAAGAATTGGGAGGATGACTCTAAGAAGTCCTCTCAACTTCTCTCCACATGGGGAGTTGATGCTGATACAATAGGTAAGTATGCGGAGGGACTATGATGGCAGAAGAGAAGGGCCCAGTGAGTAGATTTTTGTCTGCTTTGGCTAGTCCATTTAGACGACGAACCACACCCCAGCCTCAAATGCCGCTGTATACTACAGGTATACAGGAACCTGTATTAGCACAAGGAATTACCATTCCTGCTCTATACGCAGTTAGTCAGGAGAATCTAATTCTCCGTACTGTACAATCCAAACTAAGACAGGAAATCTTCAGACGGGGTTATCACTGGGAAAAGAAGTTTAGAATGAAGTGCGTTGATTGCGAGGAAGAGTACCAGCACGAAGTAGAATCTTGTAAGTCATGTGGTGGTGAAGTGCGCTCTCCTGACCCTGAGCAAATCATATACCCAAAGTGGCTTTTGAATCAAACCAACGCTATGGAGCAAACTTTCATGGAAGTGCTTGGTGAAATTGAGAATGATTTGAACATCGTAGATGATGCCTTTTTACTCCTCATCAAGGAATACTATGTTGACCCTGAAACGGGCGAAGTTGCCTTCTTCCGTGTAAAAGACATAGTTCGTGGTGACCCCATCTTTATGCGTATCATCGCTGATAAGCGTGGTATTCGTGGTGGGCGATACAAGATTTGCCGCATTCATCGTGACCAAGTATCGTACCCCGGTCAAGAGCCTAAGTGTGATGTATGTGGCTCTCGTTTAGTAGATGCTCATTATGTCAACATGGCTGGAAGTGGTAAGAATCAGTATTTCACAAAAGGTGAAGTCATTCACATTAGTAAGTATAATCCATCTAAGTTGTATGGGCGTGCTCCTGTTAACACTATGTGGAGACAGGCGATGAGCCTTACTGCTATGGATAATTACATCTATACTGCTTATCAGAAAAGACGTACTCCTAAGGGTATTATTTCAGTAACAACTGATAATCTTGAATCTATGAAGTCTTTTTGGAAATCTGTTGATGAGAAGATGGAGCGTGACCCTCACTACGTACCTAAGGTTGGTATTGAATCGTCTTCAGGTCGTGGTGGTGTCAACTGGGTTAAGTTCATGGACACCTTAGAAGAGATGCAATACATCGCTGTGCGTGATGAGATACGAAATCGTATTGCTGCATTCTATGGGGTATCTTCTATCTTCATGATTGACAATGGTAAATCAGGTGGATTGAATAATGAGGGTCTACAAATCCTTGTCACTAATCGTGCTGTTGAGTTTGGTCAGAAGGTATACACTGAGAATCTATTCCCCCGTATGTTGAAGGAGATGGATGTTACTGACTGGAAATTAACTCTATATCCAAACGAAGAAGAAGATGAAATCACACGTCTACGTCGTGACGAGATGGAAGTTAACCTTGCTCAGCGCATGGCTATGCTTGGTTACAAGCCTGAACTACTTGAAGAAGGAGACAGAGATATTCGTTTTGTCTATAGAAAACAAGAGGAGCAGCAACAAGCGCAACAGCCTCAACAGCAAGCGATGATGCCGCCGGGTGGAGGAATGCCTCCTCAAATGATGCAGGGAGGTAGAATGCCTCCTCAAATGATGCAGGGTACGATGCCACCTTCTCAACCGGGTGGTGAAGGAATGGGTATACGTACTCCACGCTCACCTG